TACAGCGCCTGTACGATGAGGCCAGCCAGTGCGAGCTGTTCGGCATTACAAAGCCTGCCGCGCTGCTGCGTGAAGCGGCTGAGGCCTTGCAGCATGCCGCCAACATGCAAGCAATCGACGAGTTTTCTGAGGTCGTGACAGCAGGGCACCTGAGCGAGGCGAGTCACCCGCCGCTGCCGCTGCTGCCGCCCGACGAGCCAGTGGCGTGGGGCTACCCGAACAGCGCCATTACCGGGCGCAACCGCTGGATGATGTTGCGCGAGGAAGTGCCCTGCGATGACCAGTACAGCGGTGCGATGTGGGCTCCGCTGTACACAGCACCAAAACAGGCGGAGCCGCTGCGGCTGGACCAGATCGCTGCGCTTGAGGCCGGATGCGGCCACGCTGCGGTGGACTACGAGCGGCAGCACGGTGTCGATTGGCGACGCGAGGAAGAGATACGCGCGGAATGGCACGAAGAAATGCGGCGTGACGCTTTTGGGGCCTAACAGGAATTCGCCAGACCGTTGAAGGTCTGCAGCACCATGTACCGCCGACTATCCCCACGCCAGCGCGAGGCCCGCGCGCGCAAGATCGAAGCGATGCGCCGCGGCCGAGACGCCGCCCGCATGGCGCGCCCAGCGCCGGGCCGAGCCCCCGACCTGCCCAACCTGCGCCGCGAGGTCATCGTCATCGACCACGACACCGGCCAGCCCGTGCAGCACGTGCTGCGGCTGTACCGCACGCGCCGCGTCGACGTGTACCGCATCGAGGCCGATGGCGCGCCGTGGCGCACTGGCGGCTGGACGCGCGCGCTCGACGGCCTGCGGCGAGCCTACCCTCGCGTGCCGTCGCCGCGCAGTGACTTCTGGAGCGAACAGTGAAACGCCGCCGCCCGTCGCACCCGCGCACTTACACCCTGATCGACGAGCTTTCCGCCAGCCCGACCGCGCCGCTGCCGGCCGCCATCCGCACGCACCAGCTGACGCGCATGTGGCAGGGCCTGGCCGCGATCGAGCAGGCGCCGCAGCCCACGACGGACGACTGGCGCTCCGTGAGCGACGCGGTCAACCTCATGGAGACGCTGGTCGAGCTCGGCGTGCTTGAGGACGGCCAGGGCCTGCTGCAGGACGCCGTCGCGGGCATGGCCATGGCCGGCAAGCGTGCCCTCCAGGGCGGCGCGATCCGCCTCGACGGCCAGGGCATCCGCGCCGTGCGCGCGATCCTTGAGGACTACGCCGAGGCGACCGCCGTCCTGCCGGCCAGGGTGATGGTGCGCGCGCACCGCAAGACCGAAGCGCGGATCCTGGACATCCTCACGGGCCGCCGCCGGCCGCACGATGTCGAGGTCGTCGACCTGTAGCGCTCTACGCGCTACACGAGGTGATGCTGGTCACGGGCCACAAGGACCCGAAGCAGCTGATGCGCTACACGCAGCTGCGCGCGCGCGACTTCGCGGTCAAGGCAGCAGTTCTCGAACGGTGATCGACGACGCATAGGCGCCGCCATAGTACCGGCCGCCCGCTGCACCGTTGACAGTCACGGTGCCTGCCGAAATCGGGCCCGCGCGAACGCGGAACGTCGTCGGGCTGGTAGACCCTGCCGCCACGCGGTGGGTAAGGACGATGCCCATGACGCCCTGCGCCGTGGTGGCGTACTGACTGGCGACAGCCAGGGCATTAGCGGTCGAGTCCCGGAACAGCGCAGCGACCACGTCGCTCGTGACCGAGCACGACACGTGCAGCACAACCTCCACTTCGAGAATGTTCGCCGCGGCCGTTGGCGTGATTGCCCGCGTCAGGAACTCGGTGCCCTCGGTGATCTGCGGGATCGTGTCGTCTCGCGGGATGATCGCTGTACCGGTGGCCACTGCCCCCGAGACCGTCTGCACGGTCTGCTTCAGCAGCGAAGCCGCGTCGAGCTCGGCCTGCGTCGCGACATCGGCAGCGACCATGGATGCGGGTACGAGTGTGGGCATAGACCTCCCTGTCAGCGGGCGGCAACGCCGCGGGTTTTCTCGAACGTGCGGTAGCCGGCTAGGCCAAGCATCCCCATCAGGATCGGCAGCATCTCGGTCAGGTCTGCGGGCTCGAGCGTGATGGCGACGCCGGCCACCATCGGCAGGAACGCCTTGGCGATCGGCAGGCCGATCCAGTTCCACGCGCAGGCGGCGCCGCAGACCCAGCCGATGAACGGCCGCCAGCCGGCCACGAAGGCGCTGCTGCTGCCCGCCTCGGCCTCGTTGACTTTCAGCTGCCCCTGCACGACCAGCATGGCCGCCTGCAGTTCGGCGCGCTCCTGCTCGGTCTTGTTCGGCCAGATGCGGTCGATCACGCCGCCGACGACATCGGCGACCTCTCCGATCCCGGTGAGAGTCTTCATGGTCAGTAGCTCCAGATGGCCGGGCGCGGCAGCAGGTTCCCAGGCACGTCGTCGAGGTGGATGAACCGCGCCTCGCCCTTCTGCTGCACGCCGATGCCGCTGAACCCGAACTCGGCCGCCAGGACGACCAAGCGGATCGCGTCAGCGCCGGCCACGGCCACGTCAGCCGCGCGGCCCAGCGTGTGCGCGCCGGTGGCCACCTTGCGGGCTTCGACCGGGTGGCTGCGGTGGCGGAACCCGCTGGTGATCTTCATGGGCCGGCCGTAGGCCGCGCGCAGCCGCTGCAGCCGCGCCAGGAACTCGGGGTTCATCTCGCACCGGCCGGTGTGCCGGCAGCGGAACTCGGCCTCGGCGAAGTCGGGGTAGGCGGCCCAGTCGATGATCACGGCTTCGGCCCTACGGTGATGGTGTGCGTGGCGAACCAGGTGATGATGCCGCCGAGGGTTGCCGCCGCGCCGCCCAGCGCCATCAGCAGCCGCCAGCCGCCTTTGGCCTCGGAGAGCTTGTCGAGCACTTGGTCGAGCTTGCCGTCGATCGCGACCTGGCGGTCTTTGACGCTGTCGAGCTCGGTCTTCAGCGCAGCGACGGCGCCTTCGAGTCGGCCGAATTCGCGGGGGTCGATCATGGATTCCTCCAGCCGGCTGACAGCCGCGGCCATGTAGTCCAGTTGCTTGTGGATAGGGTCGCCCATTGACTTTTCACAAACGTCTCACAGACGATTTAGATGCTGCCGAGTACTAGATGCATGAGTTTGTAGCTGGCCATGTTTAGATGTTCTCCGCGTGCCTGTACTGCACGTCCCATGACCGATCGCCGTAACTGCTCAGCGTGGAAAGCACCACGTATCCCGGCGCATTCAGGCTATTGACCTGCGTCCCGCCGCCCACCGCGTTCAGTTCAGCCGTCAGACTAAGGTTGTACCCGAGCGGTGAAGTCGAGTTGAACACGCTGGTGTTGCTGATCTGCGTGATGAAGTTTCCGCCGGTGAAGTCGAACGATACCGCCGACAAGTTGCTCTTGACTGTCCGGTAGTTCGCATTCGCGCCAGGCGCCGGGCAGGCAATCAGCGTCGTGTCGAGCAGCACGGGCCCACTGAACGGAACTTGCACGAACGCGTTCGGGCCGGACACGGTCTCGGTGAGCCATCGCTTGAGCCAGCCCGACACACGCAGAGAGCCCGGCGAGGTGAAGTCGAGCAGGTTCTTCCCGTCGCCGACGATGTTGCCCATGGTAAACACGGCCGACGAGTTCGATCCGGCGACTTCGATCGACCGCGTGCCCGCGTTGTTCGTGAACACGCTATCGAGGATCGTGAACGTCCACGACTCATTGCCGCCGATCTGAATCGGCGTCTGGTGCAGGTTGCGGAACTTGCAGCCCGTGACCGTGACCACGCCCCGCGAGCTCCCGCCCGTGGTCATGTCGATCGCCAGCATCGTCGTGGACTGCACGTAGGCCGAGTTCGTGCGGTTGCCGTCAAACGCGCAATCCTCGATGTCGATCCGATAGTTTGCAGTCGCCGCGTCCAGGCGGATCGCGCCGCTGTAGCCGTTGCGAAACGTGCAGCTGCTGATCGTCATGTCGCCGACGATGGCCGCACCGCCGCCGGTGTAGACGAACCCCCTGAACGTCCCCGCGTTCTGCGCGTTCAGCATGAACGAGCAATCCGCGATCCGCAGCGAGCGGTGCGTGCCGTCGTCCCACTTGATCGACGACTCCCTGGCGTAGTGAAAGACGCAGCCGCTGATGACGTTGTGATCGCCCGAGCCGACGTTGATCTGGTTGTTCCCCTGGTAGAAATTGCAGTTCGTGATGGTCGAGTTCCGGCCGCTCAGAGTGAGCAGCGTGCTGCCGTCGTCGAAGATGCAGCTGGACACCACGGCATCGGTTCCGCCGATCACCGGGCCGTCAGCACTGAACGAGAAGAAGCAGTTGCTGATGTAGTACCCGTTGATCAGCGCATTGATCGGGTACAGCCCGCCCTCAAACCACACTTGCTCCACCCACACCGGAGCGCCGCCGGGATCCTCGACGTTGGACGCGTTAAAGCCGAGCTTGATCGAGCCGGTCGACGACATGAACAGGTGGGCCCCACCGCCGCGCAGCTTCTGTCCCTTTCGCATGAAAACCGTGCCGAGGATTCGGTAATACCCGCCACCGAGGTCTATCTCGATCTGCACGTTGTCGCCGTAGGCCGCAGCGGCGCGTGTCGCCAAATTGAATGCCGCCGTGTCGTCTGCGACACCATCTCCGACCGCACCGAAATCCTTGACGCTTACCGTCGCCCGGAGTTTGTCCTGAACCGTGCGAGATACCGCCCCGGCGCCGGCCTGCACAAACGTGCTCGCGGCGCTGTCCGTCACCCCCTGCGGCAGAGCCTGGAAGAACCGCGCCAGGATCACCGCGCCCAAGGCCGGAGCGCCGCTGATGAACGTCAGCGTGGTCCCGCTGAACGTGTAGTCGACGCCTGGCGTCTGCGTCACGCCGCCGATGGCCACGTCGAGGTTCGCCAGCGCGCCCGGGTTGGCCGTCAGCGCGAACTGCGTCTGCACGCCGTTGCCGGTGAACACGTCCGCGCGCGAGGTGCCGAACGCCACGATCGTGGCCAGCGTCGTCGCGTCAAAATTCTGCAGCGCGTTGGCCGCCTGGTTCCAGCCGATGAGCTTGTTCGACTCAGGCGTCGGCAGGTCGGTGTCGACACCCGTCACCGTGGCCGGCAGCGTCAGCGCCGCGTCGCTGCGCTCCTTCAGCTGCTGGGTCTGCATCGTCAGCAGGTCGAGCGCGTCCTCGTGCGACTCGGCCGGGAACGCGTCGTTGTTGACGTAGTCGGCCAGCTGCGTGAACGGCGCGTTGCGGATGATCGTCAGCCGCTCACCGGCAGCCAGCGGCGCCGTCAGCGTCACCGAGCCGGATGCGGCGCCCACGCCTGCCACCGTGTAGTCGGTCGTCAGCGTCAGCACCGCGTCGATCCCGGCGGTCGAGGTCTTGATCACCTGCAGGTGCGACGCCGCCAGGAACCGGAACGGAACCGTGAACGGGCCCGGCAGGCCAGCGCCAGCGTAGGGGCCTGCCTTGGCGGTAGACGAGGAGACGGTCATTGCAGCACCCGAGCGAAACGGTGCCGCATTCTAGGCATGTGGTGCGCAAACCACAATGCGCGGTGAGGCTACCGCATCACTGGCCGACCATGCGCCCGAAGTCCGGCGCCCGCTCCGGCAGCGGGTCGTGCGGGTTCCAGTAGCTTACCGCGCCGAACTCGCGCCGCATGCGGGCCTGCTGCTGGTTCAGGTAGCCCGGCGACACGTACTCCTGCAGCTGGTTGAAGATCGCGTGATCGAGCGCGGCCTTGGTGTACCAGAGGTTCGCCATCGGGATGTTGTTCTTGAAGAACCGCACCGCCTCGGCGCCGGCGTTCGTCTCCTTGCCTTGCGCCATCTGCACCAGGTTGCCCTGCGTCAGGTTGAAGAACTGCTCGGCCAGGCTCGCCACGGGACCCAGGAACGCCGCGATCGGGCTCGACTGCGCCCGCGTGGTGTTGGAGAACAGGAAGTCGCCGTAGATGCCGAACGATCCGCCCTGCAGGAAGGCCTGCACCCAGTTCTTCACCGCCAGCCCGGGCTCGTCGCTGGAGTACAGCACCCGCGGGTCGCGGCCGGCCAGGATCTCCTTCAGCTGCATCGCGAAGGCGCCCAGCAGCGTCGTCGAGGCGATCAGCGCCGAGATGTAGCCCACCTTGCCGGCTGCCGTGTCCGCGGCCAGCGCGCGCGACCAGTGCCGATAGACGATCGCGATCGGCGTGGTCTTGAACAGGAACACCGAGCGCGTGAGCTCGCCCTTCCAGGTGCCGCGCTCCAGGCCGGCGCCGGTCATCATGCGCTCGATGGCCTTGGGCGTGATCACGGCCATGTCGACCTCCTCGGCCACCGTGCCGATCAGCTTCAGCGCCGCCTCGCGCTTGAGCGTGCGCGCCGCGGTCGGGTCGGCCATGTCCGTCACCAGGCCGGCCAGCTTCTCGTCGGGGATGGCGTAGATCGCGTCCGGCGTCAGCACCGTGTCGTTGCCGCCCCACTTCTCGGGCTCGGCAAGGCGCCACACCTGCCAGTCGGTTTCGGTGATGCCCTTGGACAGGAGGATGCGGTTGTCGTGCTCGTCGAGCTTGGCCAGCGTGTCGACGTTGCGGGTCAGGTGCCCGATCGAGTCCATCATCGTGACGCCGAACGCGCGGCGCCGCACGTCGGTGATCGCGTTCAGGCCCGACAGGCGCAGCGTCGTGTGGGCCAGCTTCGACGAGATCGTGCTGCCGAGATTGTCCTGGCCCCACCGGTTCAGGTCGCCGATCATCGTCTCGAGCGCCAAGCCGGCCCGGCGCGCCTGCCGGAGCTCCTCGGCGTTGGCCAGGTTCATGCCGCGGAGCTCGTTCCCGAAAACCTGCATGTAGGACAGGTTGTTGATCTTCGATGTGATCGCGATCGTGCCCTCGTCGGCGATCGACGAGATCACGGCGCCGCCGAGCCTCGTAGCCACCAGCCAGTTGCGCACCGCGTCGAAGCCGCGCGCCAGCCACATGCTGGCCACCGGCGGCTGGTCGCCGCTCACCCAGCGCCAGAGGCTGTCGAGCTTCGTGGCCTGCGCCTCGTAGCGGCCGGTGTTCTGCGGATCGCCGACCGCGCCCTCGCTCAGGCCCTTGTCGCGCAGGTACTGGTACATGAGCGCCGGGTTGGGCCCGAACTCCTCGACGGCCGCCGTGTCGCGCGCGATGCCGTCGACGTGGTTCACCATGATCTGCAGCAGCGGCGCGTCGCCGTAGTCTTTCTGGTAGGCCAGGAACTCGTCGGGGCCCTTGAAGTGGATCTCGCGGTGCGCTGCGCGTCGGTTGGCCACCATCGCCGCGCCGGGCCGCCCGGGCTCGATGTCGTCCAGGCCGTTCGTCGCGATCGACCGCCAGGCGCCGCGCATGAACTCGCGCATCTGCCGGTCGTCGTAGAGCGTGCCGTCCTCGTTGACGTAGCGCGATCGGTCGACCTTGGGCAGCGTGTCCTCGATCCACCGGTCGACGCCGGCCTGCGACACCCGCATCTGCGAGTGGTGCTGCGGCATGGCCCAGTCCTGCAGCCGGCCGATCTTGCCGCCGGCCGCGTTGAACTGCTCGCGCATGCCGTTGGCCACGTCCAGCCAGGCCTTGGCCGCCTTGACGACCTTCGGGTCGATCCCCTCGGTCTTGCCGTACAGCGCGCGCATGAACGCCGTCACGCCCGCCTCGTTCTCAAATAGGCCGAACATCCGCGGGTCGAGCACGTCGAACGCGTCCTGCAGGCGCCGCAGCGCGTCGGTGCGGATCGAATGCGCCAGCGTCTCGATCGAGCGGAACGATCCCTTGCCGTCCGTGACGGCCGCGATCTTGCGCTTGATCGCATCGAGCCGACCAGCGCCCCAGGAACCCGTCTCGCGCTCGAGGCGGTCCTTGGCGATCAGCTGCTTCTGGAGCCGGAACTTCTGGAGCTCGGCCTCGCGCGTGAGCTCGGCGACCGCCGCCTGCGCGGCCTGGCCCATCCGCGCCGCCTCGGGCAGCTTCTGCCACGCCGCCGGGTCGCGCCGGGCCAGCAGGCGCATGTGCTTGGAGATCCGGTCCTCGATGCCCTGGATCTCCTTCTGGCTCATCTCCCGGCCTGCGGCCTTCTGCACCGCCGCGACGCACCGATCACGCATCATCACCCCCTGAGTGCACAGGCCACGGCCGCCGGGTACGCGTCGGCGTCCTTCTCGGTCCTGGCCATCATGGTGTCTGCTTCAGCCAGCGCGACCGCCGCGGTGCGTGGCATGGCGTCATCGCCGACAAGTTGCGCGTTCGGCGCGCCGTCGAGGATCTGCCCGACTTGAGCGTCGATCAGCCCGCCGTCGTCTGCTGGCGCAGCTGGTGCGCCATCGCTTCCGCCGAGATCGCGCTGAACGCCTGGTGCGGCATTTTCAGCATCAGGGCGCTGGCCTGTTCCTGCGGCATCGCCTGCAGGTGCTCGAACGCCTGGCGCGGCGGCATCGCCGCCAACTGTTCCGCGGTATACGACTTCGCTGATTCGACCGTTTGCATACTCATCTTCCAAGGCCTTGCGCAGCCTTGCCTCCAGATCAGTGTAGTCGATTTCCTCAACGCGCGCAATTTTCGCAACAGCCTGGGTGCCGTTCGGGCCGGTGTTGTCAACGACCGTGATCGCGACGCGGCTGTCGCCCTCGTACTCCTTGGCCAGCTGCTTCAGCACCTTCGCCGCGCCCTGGTGGGTCTTGGCGTGCTCGGACAAGGGAACCGTCCGGCCCTGGCGCATGGCCCGCGGCAAGGCGCCGGCCGTCAGCGCGACGACGGGGTCGCGCGCCACGAACACCAGCGCCACGTCCTTTCCTGCGGCGAGCGCTTGTTCGATGCGCCCGCGCGCAGTGTCAAGCGTGTTCATGTTGGTGTCGTAGACCACCTGCGAAGCCCGCACCGCCATGTTCACGACCGGAACCTTCTCGATCGCCGACGACTTGCCCGCGCCGGTGCCGCCAGCCGTGAACGTCACGACCGCGCGCTCGCCGGCGGCCGGGGCCTCGGCCAGCTTGCGCCGATAGATCTCCTTGACCAGCCAGGACGCCGGCTCGTGCACGGCGGCCGACAGGGTCGATCGCGTGTCTTTCGTGGCGTTGTAATCGCGCGACAGGTCGCGGGCGATGTCGGTGTTCAGCACCTTGCCGCCCTGCGTCTCCGGGTGCGCGCCGTACTCACGCACGGCCCGGTCCACGTCCTCGAGGATCCAGGCCGCGAACCGCGCCTCAACGGCCTGCTGATCCGGCGGCAGGTCAGGCGACTTGGGGATCCGGCCGCCGTAGGTCGCGTCGTCACTGGGGGCCTCCGGCGGCAATTTGCGCCCTTCGAGCACGGCCCGCAGGATCTCGGCCCGGCCAGGCGGCTCGGCGTCGAACATCGACGCCTGCCGCGGGTCGCCCAGCGCGCGCACCGCGTCGTAGTAGCCCGTCACCGCGTCGGCGATCGCGCGCTGCGACCGGGTGTTCGCCTCGAGGTGGCGCAGCAGCATCGTCGTCTCGGGCCCGACCGGGTCGGAGAACGCGTCGGTCTGCGCGAGGAAATCGTCGAGCCGCATGCCATCGGCCCGCAACCGTTGCGAGATTGCAACAGCCTCGAGCAGCTGCGGCTGGATGTCGCGGTCGTGCAGAGCGCCGGTTTCGATCAGCGCGCGGGCCTCGGCCACGGTCGGGGCGGCCTTCACCAGCGCGCCGGCAATGTTGCGCTGCCGCTCGTCGGTCGACTCGACCAGGCGGGCCAGGGTCGGACTGTCGCCGTAGGCCGAGTACAGCACCGCGTTGCGCATGCGCAGCGCGCCCTCGGCCGACAGGTTGCCGTCGCCTGCGATCAAGTTGCCTTGCTCGGCCTGCGGGTAGCGCGACAGCCACTGCCGCACGAACTGGCGCATCGACGCCGCCGTGAAGTCGCCCGACTCGGGGAGTTCGACGCTGTTCAGGCTCGGCATGCGCTCGGCGTCGACCTTGGCCTGCTCCAGCGCTGACATGCGCAGCGCGCCGCCCTCGTTCGACAGGATGGCCGCCTGGCGCACGTCGACCGGGTTCTCGAACTGCCGCACCAGAACGGGCTGCTGCAGCCCATCGACCTGCTCGCGCGTCAGCCCGAACTCGACCGCCCTGTCGGCCAGCGCCGCGCGGTAGCCCGCCGCCGTGCCCTGGTCGTAGGCGCGCTGGATGGCCAGCACCCGGCCGTTGCCGCCCACGACTCGGCCGTCGTTGGCCAGGGTCGGCGCGCCTTCGGCCATCGTCGGCGCCTCGCCCAGGCGGCCAAACTGCAGGTCGTTGGCGATCTTGGCGATCTGCAGCTGAGACGCTGCGCGCGCGCGGTCGCGGAACTGGTTGTCGCCCTTGGCCACCGCGCCCGACAGGTCGCCAGCCTCGACCAGCATGAACCGCACCGGCTCGGAGCGCTCGCCGACGAACACCTCGCCGGCCCGGCCCGGCACCGTGCTCGGGAAGTCGCGCGGCGCCGGCGCCTCGACTGGCGCAACCGGAACCTCAGCCACCGGCCGGCCGGTGAACAGCGGGTCGTCGGCCGGCGTGACGCCAGCGGCCTCGACCTCGGCCCGCAGGGTGTCGATCTCGTTCAGCAGCTTGCCCAGCGGCGAGAGCTCGGCCGTGGCCGCCTCGACGGCCGCCTGCAGCTGCGCCCGGTTCGGCACGAACTCGGCGTCGGCCACGGCGGTCGTCGACACGTCGACGGGCCTGTCGTTCACCAGGTCGGTGACGGCCTTCTCCAGCGCCTGGGTATGCGCCGTGCGCGATGCCGGATCGGTCGGCACGCCGGGCGCGGTCGGCACGTCGGCATGCTGGCGCTGCGCCGCGACCAGCGCCTCGTCGACCAGCGACGGCTTGATCTGGCTCGCCGCCGGCCGGCCGGCTGTGCGCTGAAGGCCAAACGCAACGCCGCCCAGCGCCACGCCCAGCAGCGCGTCAATGGCAATCGCCTCGGCGTCGAAGGCCTCGTACTGCTTGGCCATGTCCGTGTAGCCGCGCGCGTCCAGCAGCGCGCCGGTGGATCCGCGCGTCACCATGCCCTGCCCGACGTTGGCCGCGGCGCCGATGCCCAAGGTCGGCAGCAGCCGTCCGCCGAACGTGGCCGGGATGGCGACGCCGGCCGCCGTCATAAGGCCGGTGATGCCGCCCACGCCGGCCGCGGTCAGCTGGTCGACGCCCTTGTCCTGCATGGCCAGCATGGACTGGTAGCCTTGCAGCGTGCCAGGCAGCGCCGCAGCGCCAACCGGGCCGCCAGACAGGCCGCCGACTGCGGCCTGCGGAATGATTTGCGAGAAGCCAAACATCAGCTGCCCAAAGGTGCCCACGTCCGGCCCGGGCATGAACCGCGCTACGTCACGACGGGCCTGCGCCTGCTGGCCAATCAGCCAGTCCTCGATATTGGAGCCCAGCAGCTGGTCGAACGGCCTAACCACGTCGCGCAGCATCGGCGTCGCCGCGTCGGCCAGCAGCGCGGCCGGCGTCATCATCAGCTGCGCGGCGCCTCGGGCAAGGCCGGTCCCGGCGCCGGAGAAGAACCCCGGGCCCATGTCGCCGGGCTGGATCGTGCCGAGCTTGCTAAGCGTGTTGGCTTCGACGGTCGGGTCGAGATCGAAGTAGCTCACCGCGCCCCCGGGATCTGCGCGGTCGAGCGCGCCTGCAGCGTGAGGATGATCGCCTGACCGGTCGGCGCGCGCAGGGCGTCGGAGCCGTTCACGACCGCGTAGCGCCCCTGGCCCAGGCCCAGCAGCCCATAGGCGCGCAGGTTGTCGAGGCTGGTGCCCTTGTAGCCGGCCGCCTCGATCAGGCGGTTGAACTCGGCCGCGATCTCGTTCTTGAACTGGTCGTCGCTGGTGCCCCATGGCTTAAGCACCTCGCCGGCGCCGTTGAAGTCGATCACGCCGCCGGTCGCCGCCGCGATCGCTTCCTTGGCCAGCTTGTTGTCGATCTGCTCGCTCAGAACGCCGCGCTGCGAGGCGGCGCCCGCGTAGTAGGCCTTGAACGCCTGGTAGGCCGTGCCGAACCCGGCCGCATCGTTGCGGAAGGCCTTGCCGACCGCCTGGGTGAACGCGAGCTCGAGGTCGGCCTCCTTGGGCATCGGGAACTTCCCGCCGCGACCGTCCTGCGCCTTGGCGCCCCTGGTCGGGTTCAAGATCGCCTCGCCCTCGAGCATGGTCGCGGCCACCTTGCGCGGCCGCAGCACCGTGCTGTCGGAGAACATCCCGCCCGGCATGACGACGCTGTCGGTCGCCGTCAGGATCGTCGCCGCAACCGCCGTCACCGGGCTGTCGGGCGCGATCTGCGCCATCGCCGCGCGGAAGGTCTGCGGGTCGCTCAGACCGCGCCGCATCTGGTCGAGATAGGCGATCTTGCCCTCGGTCGGGAACGCCGCCAGCACCTGGCTCAGTTGCTGCGCCTCGGCCTCCGTGAACACCCGCAGCGGGGTGGCGTAGCGGTCGCGCATCGCGGCGGCCGTGGCCTGGCGCTTGGCGAGCTCGGGCGCCATCAGCGCCGGCTGGTTCATGTCCAGCGGCCGGGTCGTGGCCAAGCCGTGGCGCATGGCGAAGGCCTGCGGGTCTTTCGCGCGCTCCTCGATCACCTGGCGCGCGGCCTGCACCATGACCTGCTGGCGCGCGTCGGCCATCGCGTATCCTGGGCCCTGCGCTGGCGCCGCGGCCTGGATCACCGCCGCGATCTGCTCGGGCGACTGCGATGCGAAGTTGCCGATCGCCTGCGCCATGCCCTGGCCGGCCTTGTACTCGGTGAAGCGCCGCGGACCGTCAGCGCCGAACGCGCGGTCGAAGTAGTCGGGCGTCAGGTTGAACGGGTCGACCTTGCCGTCCTTGTGCATGGCCAGCGCGTCTCCGACCGTTCGCTCGGCCTCGGACCTGACCTGCGTCTGCACCTGAGCGACGCGCGACTCGGCCAGGCCGCGCAGCTGGTAGAGCTTGTCCGGGTCCATGTGCTGCGACGCCCAGCCGGTCGGCGCGGCCGGTGCGCCAGCAGCCGCGGCCGGGGCTTGATCGCCAGGGCCCGCAACGGGATCCTTAACGCGGGCAAGCCAGGTGTTCAGGAACTTGGCCTGATCGGGGTTCTCTGCGATCTCGCGGTAGCGTGCGCGACGGAGCTCGTTGAACTTGGCCACGTCGCCGCCGGCCTCGGCCAATGCGCCCTTCGTCCAGCCAACTCCCTGGTTGACAGCCGCGTCCATCGCCGTCGCTTGCAGCGGGCCCGGCAAGTTGTCGGCGCCGATAGCGTTCCAGTAGCGATCGCGGTAGATCTTGATCGCGCCCTCACGCGTGAGGTTCTTCACGTCGATGTCGGGGTTTGCGCGCTGGTTGATCCCAAAGTTGACCGGCGCGCCGCTATTGCCGTCGCTGGCGTTGTAGCCGCCCTCGGTCTTCAGGATCTGCTGCACGACCACATCGAAGCCCGGCGCCGGGCTGCCGGCCGCAGCCGGTCCCGGCTTGGGCAACCCGCCGTTGGCCTGCAGCCAGCCCTGCGGATCGTTCTCGACGAACGCGCGCTCGCGCGCGAGGAACATGCGGGCCTTGACCTTCTCGGCCGCGACGATCTTCTCGGCCTCGCTCAGGTCGGTTCGGGCCAGCAGCGGCTCGATGCGCCGGGCGATGATGGCGTTGACCTCGGCCGGGTTGTTCCAGGCCCGGGCGACCAGGATCTCGTCGTTCGCTTCGCCGACCGCGTTGTCGGCGTTCAGCTTCTCGACCGTGGACCTGCGCTGGTAGCTGTAGGTGTCGGTCAGCAGCCGCGCGCGCATGCTGGCCGCGTGCTGCTGGAAGTAGCGCCGGCCGTCGTCGGTGTTGAGCGCCTTCGACGACTCGGCCACCCACTTGTCGAACTCCTGCCCGGCCTTCTCGCGCATGTCCGGGTCGCCGACCTTCCAGGCCTGGCGCCGCTCGTCCTCGCGCTGCTGCCAGTAGACCTGTCCGTTCGACAGAAGGTTCGGCACCTGCGCCTTGTCGACCTCCTCGGCCTCGCGCTTGGCCCGCTCGGCGGCCGCCTGGTCGGCTGCCATCACGCGGTCGACCGCCTGCATGCCGGCCTGCCCCAGGTTTTGGAGCGCCGCCGCGACAGGGCTGGCGCCGACACGCGCAATCGGCGCGTTGCTTTCCTGCGCGATGCGGCGCTCGTAGACCGGGATGCGGGCCATGCCTTACCTCGTCTTGCGGCTGTAGTAACTGGAGCCGGAGTTGAGCACAGAGCTCGCCGCGTTCAGGTAGCCGGCCGTCTGCGCGCCGCGCCCCTCCCACGACCGGATGTTGGCTTGGTCGTTCAGGGCTTGCTCTCGGCTCATGGCGCCGTAGCGGATGGCGGCCGAGTCCATCTCGGCGCCGTAGATCGACTCGCGCAGGCTTTCGGCGTTGAGGCCCGCCCCGGCCTCGGCGCTGGACGCCACCTGCAGGCCGATGCGGCGGCGGATGTCCTGGCGGAACTGCTCGTCCTGCGCCGTCGCATCGCGCAGCGACACGTCGGCCGCCTGGCGCATGCGCGTCGCCTCGGCCGCGGCCGCGTTTTTCTGCTGCTGCCCGGAGTAGACGGCAGCGCCAGCCGACATGGCCGCGGACGCCGCCAGGATGGCGATATCGAATCCACTCATTACCTGACCCTCGCGTAGAGACTCACGTCGCGCCCATCGGGCGTGAACCTGCGCATGCCGCCCGGCGTCTCGCACTCGAAGCCCAGCAGGCGCGCCCACCGGTGCCCGGCCTCGAACTCCCGGTCGACCAAGGCCTCGATTCTGCGGTGCGGCAGCTGCAGGATGAACCCGCGCACGGCCCGGGTGATGGCCATCATGTGCGGGCCGGCGCGATCGGAGAGCAGCGACCACACGCACGCCCGGTCCCCCCACAGTTCGGCCGCGCCGCCGCAGCCCAGCACCACGTCGCCGTCGAGCGCCGTGAAGGCCGGGCCATTGGAGAGCATGCTCGCGTAGCCCGGCTGCGAGAACTGCTGCTCGAAATAGGCCTGCGCCGGCTGCAGCTGCAGCCGATCCAGGTGCTCGGGCTTGAAGACCTCGATCTTCATCGTGCGTCTTGCGTGACCACCTGCGGCGCCACGGCCACCAGCGTGACCGCGGTCGGCTGGTCGTTCACGAACATCATGTAGGCGTCGGTCGTGTAGCCGTCCGGCCAGGACACGACCTTGTCGCCAGAAAACAACGGAACGGGCGCGCCCATCGGGTCGGCCGCGGTGCGGAACTGCAGGTCGTCGAGCGCGTTCTCGGCGCCGCCGTAGCGCCCGCCGCCGGTGTTCAGGAACCGCATCACGGCCTTGTGGATCCGCTTGGTCTTGCCTTGCGCCGTGCCATCGGACGCGCCCGCGTCCAGGCGCATCGACCGGTAGACGCACGGGCAGGGCAGGCCCACCTGCACGATCGACGCCGGCCGCTGCAGCGTGATCTGGCCGCCCGTCACCACGCGCTGCGGATGCGGCGCGCCGTCGCTGAGAACGTCGACGGTCTGCCCCTCGAGGTGCGCCAGGCCGGAGATCGTCGTTGCCGGCGCGCCGTCGTAGGTCAGGCCGCTGTCGACGTAGAACTGCCGCGACTGCGGATCGCCACTGCGCCAGGGCCGCTCCATGTACTCGACGTAGCGCCTGGTGACGCCGTCGATCGTGCGCCGCACCACCAGCCAAAGCTCGTGCCTGTCGCCCTCGGCCGCCTGCATGACGGCCAGGCTCTCGACGACGCCGTTTCCGCCGACCGGGTGCCGGTGCCAGCCGCGGACCTTCTGCTCGTTGTTCCAGGTGAAGCCGATCAGCGCGCCGTCGCTGCGGATGGCCCACACGACAGGCGTCGGCTCGGGCGCGAACACCATGTCGAGCACGCCGGGCTGCGTGATGTGCTCGGCCTCGACGGTGGCCTCGCTCGACTCGTAGCCGTCGCTGCCGAAGTCGTAGAACGTCTCGCGCGCCACCAGGCCGGAGCGCTGCACGAACAGGGTGCTCTTGCCGTTCTTGACCGGGGGGATGGCCTTCGACCCGAACTCGCTGGCCACCCTGGAGCGCCGGTTGTTCGGGCCCAGCGGCTCGCCGTTGGTGAGCTCGCCGATCGCGAACTCGCACCCGGCTGTGCCCACCAGCAGGTCGCGGTCGGGCGCCAGCCACTGCACCGCGTTGATCTTGCCGGAGTTGATCTGGACCGTGAACGCCGCGTCGGCCGTGACTGTGTTGAAGACCCGGGGCGAGTAGTCGGTGAAGTCGGCCGACACCGAGGCCCACACCTCCTGCCCGCGGGCCCACCACATGCGCTCGCGGAAGAACGCGACCTGAGACGGCCAGCCCTCGACGCCGGACCAGGCCGCGTGCGCCCAGCGGGTCGTCTCGTTGCCTGCGCCCACGACCTGCGAGGGCAGCCGGTCGACGACATCAGCCGTGACCTGCGTCGTCGACGTGAAGCCCGTGATTCGCACGTAGCCGTAGCCGGCGTCGCGGTACTGCCACTGCACGCCGCTGTCGCCGTCGATCAGCGCGCCCTCGTTGTGCACGGGCCGACTGGAGCCGGTGTGTGCCGAGGTCAGCGCCTCGTAGGTCTTGCCGTCGCTGCGCCGCCGCTCGCCGGCCGTGATCGCCTTGGCCGGCTCCCAGGCCGGGATCGCGTTCAGGTCCTTCGACTCCAGGAAGAACAGCGCGCCCACGTGCGCGGCCTGGAAGATCGCGGCCGAAGCGATCAGCGTGATGCCCGAGCCCGTTTCCGCGCTGGCGTAGACCGTCGTGCCCGTGTCGTTCAGGGATTTCCACGGCCCGCCGATGGCCGAGAACGTCACCAGCGAGAACGAGGTCGCGGTCAGGCGCCGCAGGATCCGGGGCTGGTAGCTCGGGTGCGCGATGTAGAGGAAGTCGCCGGACTGCGCGAACCGCAGCCGGGGCGTGCCGTCTGTGTTGTAGAGGTCGCCGATCGCGTAGGGCGTCGTCACCTCGACCGCCGGGCCGCCCGGGGTCGTTGTCAGCAGACCGCGCCTCAGCGTGACCGAGTCCCAGGTGTAGAACCGGCAGTAGAAGTTCCCGAACTCGACGATGTAGGCCTGGTTCACGCTGAACTCGAAGACCTGCAGCAGCGGCCGGCCGGCGGCCGAGCTCTTGACCTCGTTCACGAACCGCGTGCCGCCGCGCCGCATGTGCGGGCCCTGCACGGTCGGGATGAAGTTCTCGAGCCTGCTGGCGCCGTTGGGGTACTTGGCGTAGTCGACCCGCCCTTCGAGCATGGGCGAGAACTCGCCCGCGTTCAGGTTCGAGATGAGGGGCGATGCCTTGGCCATCAGAGCACCTGCACGCCGGACGGCCACAGCCCGCCATCGGCTCCGATCGCCGCGTAGCCGCCGCCCTGGCGCGACTCCAGCCACGTGCCATCGGGCAGTTCATCGGGCGGCGCCTCGACCGAGTCCTGGCGGATCGCGAGCTTCAGGGCCTGCTCGTACATGCTGGCCACGCGCTGGAACTTCGTGTCGCTCTGCGTCTGCGCCTCGCAGGCTTCCATCGCCAGGCGGCAGGCCAGCGCGTCGACGAACAGCGGATCGAACAGCGCCGTATCGGTGACGCGCGCCACGTAGCGGATCGCCAGCGGCGCCGCGAGGTCGGTCAGCAGGCGCCGGCCTTCGATGGCCCAGGGCGCGCGCTGCTTGGTCCCGGTGCGCAGGTAGATCTCGTTCACCTGCACCAGGCCCAGGAAGTCGGCCGGGAGCTCGTACTGCCGCTGGTAGCCCCACTCCGGCGCCTCGACCAGCGACGACAGGCGCGTGCGCCGCATGGCGAACTTCCACCGGTGCGCCCTGATTTCAGCGTCGCGCGTGTCGTCGAACAGCGCGGCCATCGTTCGGGCCTGCTTCACGTTGTCGGTGAGCAACAGAATCGTCGCCTCCCCGAGCTTGATCAGGGCGCGATTGACGATCGAAACCTGGCTGGCCATGCCTGCCTCGCATCGGGTGGGAGTGATGCGATTCTATCGATGGCGTTGCGATTTCACAACGCTGCGCCGGTCAGAACAGGATGATCAGCTTGCCGTCCGCGGTCAGCCCCACGCGCGGCGCTACGGCCCGGCCAAGGCTCGGCGCCGTGACGGGCGCGCCGTCGATCTGCCCGCTGGCCAAGATGTCGTCGAACACCAGCGTGCCGGTGAGCCCGTCGCCGAAGCTCACGGTGTAGGTGCTGGTGCCGTAGCTCACGCCGTTCTTGAACGCCTCGTAGGTGCCGACGAAAGTGCCGGTCAGCCCCGCCGCGGTCGTGGCGCTGCTGTTCTCGTTGACGAACAGCGACTCGAGCCCGGGCGGCACCGTGAGGATGACGATGCGGAACTCGTCGTTGGCCTCGGCCGGCAGCGTGATGCCGGGGTAGAGAAAGCCTGGCCCGTGCTCGCCAGTGCTCGGGATGTCCGCGCCGCGCACGCCCAAGCCGCGGTCGCCCGAGTGATGGAAGCCCGGGACGAACGGCGTGTCGGAGCGGTGCGTCGTGCTCATGCGACCGTGTAGCGCTCGATGCCCAGCTTGCCGTCAGGCTCGCGCGTGACGACCAGCACGCTGGTGCCCACCGACGGCAGGCCCGCGCCCGTGTAGGTGATGCGCCCGGCGCCGTCCTGGTTGATGGACGTGGCGCCGGCCAAGCGCGTCATGTTCGCGTCGTCGGACAGGATCGCCACGGCCACCGCGGTCAGGCCCGCGGGCCTCGATCCGGTGTTGCGCGAGAACGGCAGCGTCGTCACCGAGCCTGGCGCGATGCCCAGCGTACCAGTTGGCGCCACCGCGTCGAGCGTGATCGAGCCGGTGAGTGTGGACGGGTTCAGGCCCAGCGTGCCGGTGGGGTCGACGGCGTCGAGGGTGATCGAGCCGGTGAGGTCTGACGTCGTGACGAGGGTCGCATCGCCCATCTCTAGGTCGTCGAGCGTGTGCGCGTCAGGCCGGCGCAGCATGAACCCCGGCACGCCGCCAGTCAGGCGTGAAGCCGTGTCGTCTACCGACAGAACCGCAGTGCTGCCGAAGCCGCTGCCGCTGTCGCGGTAGACCTCGATGGTTCCGCCGTAGTCAACGAACAGAAACCTGTCGCCGTTGGCCCAGGTTAAACTTGTGTCTATCGCAATTTGAGTGCTGGCGCCGCTGTTGACGCGGAAAATCCTTGTCGTTGTTGGTTCTACGGTGTACTGGCTAATGACCATTCTGTAATGGTTAGCCGAGGTTCCTGTCGCGCTCCCGCCAGTGCAATGCAAGAATGCTTCGATGCGGGAGGAAGGGGACCCAAGCAGGTCCAAATCACCAAGCCTAGCGACGACATACTGGTTGTTGGCGTAACTGCCCGTAAGATCAGCTAGACCCAGCAAGTCGTTGTTGCTGAATTCCAGCTTGCATTTGTTGCTGATGACTGCGTAATAGCCGCCGTTGTCCGTTTCCGGGAACGGGTCGAGCCAATTGACCAGCGTCTCGATGTTGGTGCCGTCGGCCCCGGTGAAGTTGGTGGTCCTAACGGCGGTGAGGGTATAGCTGGGCATGGATCAGACTCCGACCGGGCGGATGGCTTGCACCGCGCTGGTGTGAAGGTCGCCGGTCCACAGGAACGCGGACAGGGCATCGCACCACTGAAGGCGCTGGTAGTCGTACTGCGCAGGCTCCAGCCCAGTGCCGGTGAGCGTCTCGCTTGTGATCGTCCACGAACCGGACAGCAGGCCCGCCGTGTCGCTGTCGGCCACGCCCGCCGGCTTCTGGAGCTTCCAGAGCGTCAGGCTCCCGCTGTTGCGGTTCACTGCGTACCAAGCGCCGTTGACCGGGCATCGCTCCCATTGGCAGGACAGCATCCCTGGCAGCAACCCGCCCGTGCGCAGCGGCAGGCTTGCGGGCGTCGAGAGGGTGAGGTTGGCCCACGCCCACGATCCGCCGGCCTTGACCGTGCTGACCGGCGCAGCGCGGAAGCTCACGCCCGTCGTGGTGTTGGCGGCGTAGATGTAGAGGTCGCCGACCACGAAGCTCGAACTGTCGATCCCGATGACTACCGACGCCGTTGCGTTGCGGCGCGTCCACGTCATCGTCGCTAGGTCGAGGTAGTCGAGATGGCTGACCGTGCTGCTGAATTCGCTGTTGTAGCCAATGACCACGTTCTGCGTCGCGTGGTAGCAGATGCCGCCGACAGCGGAGCCCGTGCCGGGGCGCGCGTTGGTCGTGCGCGAGAACAAGCCGGTGTCGCAGTCGTAGACCCAGCCACCCGCGATGCCCAGGCCCGTGTTGTTGAGCGTGGGGCTCCAGCCGACGATGATCTTGCCGTTGGTGTTGCCGGCCGCCGCTGCGGGGATGTAGACCAAGGAGTTGCGGGTGTGCCCCCCGAAAGGCGGGTTGTAGCCAGGGCGGCGGAAGGCCGGCACCCAGTCGGCGCTGTTGCCGTTCCACTCACCATATGCCTGATCGCACTGCGATGTCGGTGGCAGCGCCGCCTGGGTCGGCACCGGGGGAGATGCGTTGACGATCTGCCACTGACGCGCGGCCACATCAAACGCGACCCATCCGGCGTATTCGAGGTTCGTGGAGTGGCCCGGGGCGCCCCACATCACGTACTTTCCTGAAGGCCCCCAGTTCCCGCAGAAAAGCGCGCCGCAAAAGGCCGACAGCGCCGAAGCGCCCCAACCGACCGAGGCTTCCCACGGGGCAGCACTGGGGGCGTTTGGGTTGAACGCCGCGTTTGAGCGCGGGTTCACGTCGTCCCGGTGGTTCAGGCTGATGTTGGTGATCGCGCCTGATGGAACGCTGTAGCCCCCGTCAAGCGTGCCCGTCGGCGCGACGTTGTCCAGCAGCACCGAGCCCGACACCGTGGACGCGTTGCTGCCGAGGATGCCCGTCGGCGCCAGGTCCGCGAGCGAGATGCCCCCGGACAGCGCCACGTCGAACGTGCCGGCGCGCAGCGCGCCGCCTGCGGGCACGCTGTAGCTGACGGCGACAGCCGTTGCCACGGTGCCCGCCCCGGTCAGGCGTTGCCGGCGGTGAACACCAGCGAGGTCAGCGTGACGTTCTGGCCCGTCGCCACCGTGCCGGTGAACTGCCAGTTGCCGGCGCCCGCGCCGATGTCCACGCGCGCCACGACCGCGTTGGCCGAGGTCACGATGTCCACGAAGGTCGGCGTGCCGTTGACGTGCGAGCCGTTGCTTTGCGTCGCGCCGGCCTCGTCGAAGTCGATGGCGCCGCTGGACGCCGTACCGATCGCGGTGCCGAAGGTGATCTCGGCCAGCAGCGTGTTACCGCCACCGACAGCGCCCACGCCCGCGGGCCGGGTGCCGTTGTAGATGCGCAGCTTCGCGCTCGAGCCGGCGTCGGTGATGATCGCCTGGATCATGCCCGTGCGGGCGCTGGTGCGCAAGTTGAGAGCCATGGGTCAGCCTCCGAGGATGCGAGAGAAGAACCCGGTCTTGGCGGGTTCGGGGTGCTTGATCTGAATCGCCTCCTTGTCGGAGGTCGGCAGGGCGCCGGGCGTGGCCACGGGCGGGGTGAGCAGCGCGTCAGCGTGCGCGATGCAGGACTCGCACAGCACGACACCGCCGATGCGGACGCGCCGGGCCTCGCTGCCGCACTCGGCGCAGGGCTCAACGTGCGCCCAGCCCGGGCCGCCGTAGGCCCGCGTCACGTCCTCGTTTGTGGCCGTGGCGGGGTCGAGCTCGCGGAACGCATAGACGCGCGAGATGTCGGCCTCGGTGCCCGCGTAGCTGTAGGTCGACCAGAACGCGATGGTCTTCGCGCGCTGCTCGGTCAGGTCGTCGCAGAGTTGCATGGTGTCCTCAGCCTTCAGGCACGATCGCGCCGGCAATCCGGCCGCTCGGGTCCAGCGTGATCACGCGCACCAGGCTGTCGCTCGAGAACACCGTGATCTGGCCGGCCACCGAGTAGTCGGCGGTGTAGGTGACGCCGTCGATTGTCCACGAAACGGCCCTCGAGGAGGTGTCGTAGACCACGCCGGACAGGTTGCCGGGCGCGCGGATCGCCTCGTACTGCGTGCGCCGCAGCATCAGCTGTTCGCGGCCCGCCAGGTCGATGACGCCCAGGTGCTCGCGCGTCACCGGGTCGTAGAGCCCGTCTGTGCGGCCGATGACCGGGTTCGTCATGCTTCCTCGCAAAGAGGAACAGGCCCTTGCGGGCCTGCTCTCAAATCGGGTCCGGCTCGCCGCCGCCGGGTTCTGCCGGGTCGCCGCCGCCGGACTTCGCCTCGGCCTTCTTGCCGCCCGAGGCCTTGGCCGGCTTGTCGTCGACCCGCTCGGCCCACTTCAGAGGTGTCGGGTAATCGAACTCCTGGCCGGCCTCGATGGCGCGGTAGGGGTTCGACAGGACGCCGAAAGTCAGCGCGCGCTGCTTCACGTCAGGCCACCGTGAAGCCGCCGGGGTACTTCACGTCCTGCTGGTAGTTCTCCGTCAGGTGCGCCGAGAGCGTGACCGCCGGGGTCGTGCCGCCGAGCGTGTACTGCAGGCGCACGAAGCGCTCCCAGCCCTGCTGCGGCATGGGCAGCACGATCTGCGTCGACAGGCCCAGGTTGGCCTGGGCGTAGGTCGGCGAGATCAGGGCCGAGGCCGCCGACGAGAAACCGACGTTGTCGTCGGTCTGCACCGTGACGACCAGCGTGCCGCTGGTGCCGGTCATCGCGGCATCGACGTTCAGGACCAGGTAGAGGGTTTTGCCGAAGCCGATCTGGCGCAGCTGCGACAGGTCGATCACGTCGGTCGAGATGACGTTGCCCGCGCCGGACAGGGCCTGCGCGATCGAGAAGGCGTTTTCGCGGTCGAGGATCATGGTCGTTCCTTCCTGCTCGTGCGGCCGATCAGCTGATCTGCGCTTCGGTGTTGCTGATGGCGTCCACCCGGCGGATGGGGATGCCGAGGAAGTTCAGGCCGCCGCGGATGGGGTTGCCGAACTGGTCCATGCCCTGCTCGAGGCCGAGCGCGTTCGCCGAGCGGTTCATGGCGTGCACGCGCAGCATCGAGAAGACCGTGCGGTTCATGTAGAACACGGGCTTGCAGCTGCCGAAGTTCGGGATGCGGTCGATCATGCGGCTCATGAGCTCGATGATCCGCACGGTCGTGCCAGCGGTGTCGGCAAGCAGGGCCGACACGTCGATGTTGCAGCCGCGCACCACGTAGCGCCAGTCACGCAGCGCCAGGCCGCACTTCCACTGGTAGCGGTCGAGGTAGGCGCGGTACTTGCCGCCGACCGCGTCGGTGACAGTATCCAGGCCCAGGTCCTCGTGCTGCAGGCCGGCCATCGAACCTTTCGGGAAGATGCCGTGCACGCTGTTCTGGCCCCAGCCCATCAGCCAGATCGAGGTGCCGTCGCCGGCGGTGACGGTGCCGGCCGACAGGATGTTCTGCCCGTTGGTGGCGCCCGCGATGGTGCTGTAGCGCGGAGCCAGGCCGAGGAACCGCTCGGGGTTCTGCTCGCTGTCGCCGTAGAACAGCGTCGAGGCCATCGTCTGGTTCATCGACTCGATGAAGGCGGTCGACTCCGACAGGCGGAAGGCGGCGGTCGTGCCGTTGAGCTCGGCGAGGTCCTTGTCGACCTGGCCGAAGGCCTCCAGCATGCCGCACGCATCGTCGACCGTGACGGTCGTCGACTTCGCCTGCGGCACGCCGTAGTTCAGCTTGCGCCAGGCGACGGCCGGCAGGCCCGTGCGGACGGTCGTGCGATGGCCGGTGGCGAGGTTGCCCTCCAGCCACAGCATGTCCATCAGGATCTCGTTGGACTGGTTGAGGAGCTCGACGACCGGCGAGATGCCGTTGCCATCGGGCGAGACGCGCTTGGCCCAATCGGTGAGCGTCAGCGCCTGAAAGCCAATCGTTGCCATGCAACCTCCGGTGTTGATTTCCCGTCAGTGGTGCGGAAACCACACCAATGGCCGCGACTGTAGCGCCCGCGCCACTGTTGCGTCAATACCACAGGAAATCTCAACGGGCCTTCATGCGCCGGGCGAACTCGGCCAAGAGCTCCTGCGCAATCGCCTGCACCGCGTAAGCCTCCTGCTCGTCGCCCGGCCGTCGCTCGCCGATGCTGGAAGCGTAGGCCTGCCACACGTGCACGGCCTCGTGCACCAAGCACCCGGCGACCTCGATCGGATCGCGGCCCTCCCATCGCGCCAGGCACACGACGCAGGCGAGCCCGCGGGGAGCGGAGAACACGTGCATCGTGGCATCGGCGCCCGAGTTCACGAACGCGGTACCGGTCTTGAGGCCCAGCCGAGCCTCGACCTTGTCGAATTCAGCCTGGCTCAGGCACAGCGCCAGGAACGGACCGGGCGCCGCGATGCGCCGATCAAGCCAGCGCATCAGTTCGGCATGTTCGGGTACATGCGCTCGGCCAGCGACTTCTCGCCAGCGCCCTTGTTGCCCGCGCCGCCCAGGCCCGCCGTCGCGTCGTGCTCGCCCAGGCCCTGGCCGATGCGGTGCAGCGCCTGGATCGTGGCCTTGTAGCCCAGCACGCCCTCCATCGCCTCGATCACCGAGCCGGCCTGCTCCTTGGGGAAGAACTGCGTCGCCGCGCGCCGCGCGAACTCCATGTTCGCCGCGTGCTGCTGGCCCCACTCGTTGCGCAGGTCGGCCTGCTCGGCGGTGTTCTTGGCGTGCAGCGCCGCGACCCGGTCGGCCTTGGCCTCGTCCGCCGCCTGTTGTTGAGACGCAACGAACTCGTTCCACGCGCCGGCCAGCTTCTCGGCCTGCTGCGGCAGGATGCCCGCGTCCTTGAACCACTCCGACGCGGTCCTGGCGAACGCGCCGTCGTCGCCCTCGGGCACCGGCAGCTTGTAGTCCTCGGCCTTCTCGGGCGCGCCGATCGCCTTGTAGAACTCGGCCCACTGCTCGGGCGTGGCGTCCTTGCCGGGCAGCTTCAGCGCCGCATCGCCGGCCGCGTTCGGGTCGGTGCCGGGCGCCGGTGCTGGCGCTGCCGCCGGTGCGCCTGCCGCAGGAGCGGGCGCCGGTGCGCCGCCCAGGAGCTCGGCCGCCGCGTTCGGGGCAGCGGGCGCAGCTGCTGGCGCAGCAGGAGCGGGCGCGCCGGCGGCCGGCGCGGGTGCGTTACTCGTGGTCGTGGTCATGGTCGTCGCCTTTCAGTGCGTTGATCTGCTCGTCGGTCAGGGTCAGGATCTGCGTGATCTTCAGCCACACCTCGCGGCGCCCCTCGGCCACCGCTGTCGCGTGGGTGTCGACGCGGCCGTCGCGTCCGATCACGATGCAGGACGTGTCCGCGCGGCAGAACTCGCGGAGCTCGTCGAGGATCGGCCGCGCCTGCTTTGGCGTGGCCTTGCGGCGCTGGAACACGGCCCGCGCGCTCTCGCGCAGGTTCCAGAACCGGGTGAACAGGTTGGCGCCCAGCATCAGTGCACCGTCGCCGCCTCGATGCGGTCGCACATGTCGTCGGTGGCCTCGTCCTCGTCGCAGCCGGCGCCGGATAGCTCCTCTGCGCCGTCAGGCACGCACACCCAGCGGCCCGGCATGTCGTCCACCGGCGCCACGGTGCACGGCCACCGCACGGCGGCGGCGCTCATGGCTGCGGCAGCACGGCAGCAGCCTGTGTCGGAGATCCCTGCGCCAGCGCGCCGGCCTGCGCTAGGTCCTTGGCCGCCGATGCCGCCACGGGGGCCGCCTGCAGCACCTGCTGCAGCTGCGCCTGCATGGCCTGCTCCTCGTCCATGGCGGCCATTTCGTCGTCGGAGTAGAGCACCTTCGCCGGAACGCCGTTCACCTCGAAGATCACCTTGCTGGCCGCGTCGATGTTCACGCGCTTGTAGGCGGCCGGGCCCAGCACCTGCGCCAGCGGCGCCAGCTGCTCGACGCTGCGCAGGATGGCCACACCCTCCTCGGCGCGGCGCGCGCGCTCCAGCGGGCTGGTGTACTCGATCTCAAGCTCGCCCGCGCCCTGCAGCGCCTCGGGCCGCGGCGGCAGCTGGCCGGCGTCCTCGAGGATCTGGAGCTCGCGCGCCACCATCGGGTTCAGGAACTCCGACTCGGTGCGGCTCGCGGTCGGCGCCAGCAGCGCGCCCTTCTCCTGCGCGCGCAGCATCGCCTCGGTGGCGGTCATGGCCGGGTTGTCGACCAGGATCTGGAACAGCGTGTTCCACAGCGCGTCCTGGATCGTGCGCCGTTTCTGGTCGGCCATCTCGATCGACACCGGCAGGTTTTCGCCGAACTTCATCGGCTGCAGCAGCTGCCGGCCCTGGTCGTCGACGCCGCCGTAGTTGATCGCCGCCGGCGTCAGCCGGATCGCGTCGAGCACGCCGTCGCGGTGCGCCAGCATCGGCGGCAGCACGGCCAGCTGCGCCGCCTGGATCGTGGTGCGCTCGATCTCGTTGAGCATCTTCACGTCGGGCAGCACCGTCATCAGCGGGCTGCGGCCGTAGATCTCGCCGGACGTGACGGCATAGCGCCCCACCGCGTAGGGGAACACCCGGAACCCGCCCTCGTCGAGGATGTCCCGGCTGTCAACCGCGACGTAGTAGCTCGCGAACTCCATGCCGCGGTAGTCCATGCGCCGCACGTCCATGTCCGCGCGCGGCTTGACGCAGTGCAGGAACGGGTACTCGGCCTCGGGCGTGCGCTCGGCCGCGTGCTTGATGTGCGCCGGCAGCCTGTCGCCCCAGCGCTGCGCCGCGGCCCGCGCCGGCATCCACCAGTACCGGTGCACCAGGTCGACCGCGCCGTAGTCGTTCTCGGCAAAGAACAGCTGATCGACCGGGATCGTCCGGTACAGCATGCCGCGGCCGGGCCGGTCGCCGATGAACAGGCCCATGTTCCCGAAGGCGCCCGCGTCGTAGTAGCACTCGTGGACCTGGTTGTCGAAATTCGCCGCGTAGCGCGCCGCGAACAGCCGGCTGTTGACCTCGTCGAGGTAGCGCTGCACCTCAGTGTTGTCGTTGAGATCGTCGTCGACGGCCTTCAGCTTGTGCCACTGCTGGTTCCGGGGCGTGACCAGGGAGTGGAACGCGCTGGCGAACCGGTCCAGCGCCAGGCTCGGCGTCGCGTCGAACATGCGCTCGGTGCGCTGCTTGCCCTTCACGACCTGGGCCGCGTTGCGACGGCCGAATTCGGCCTTGCGCGGCGCCGCGCGCTCGGCGATGTCCTGCCACACCTTCTCGAAGTGCTCGCGCTGGTTCTGCATCCTCGTGTGCATCTCAAGGATCTCGGTCGCCCTGCTGTCTGCCATGTCAGCCCCCCTCGAAGGTTCCGCTGCCGCCGAGGAGATCGGACGCCGCCCGGCCCTGTGGCTCCTTCTTCTTCGGCTTCACCCCGTACAGCTGGCTCCGCGAATAGCTGTCGAGCGACCAGGACGTGAACGGGTCCTCCTTCTGGATCCGCTGCCACGACTTCGGCGTGTTCTTCTCGGCCTTGTCGGCGAGCTTGTTGTTCAGCCCCAGCGGGTCGCCCACCTTGGACTGCATGAACCCGCCCGGGTCCCACAGCGTCGAACGTCCGGTCAGTCCGCTCATGTCACTTCCCCAGAAGGTCCTTGATCGCCACGCTGCCGGCCGTGCTGCCCATCTCCGACGCCCCGGTGATGGTCGCGCGGCTGCCGCGGCGACGGCGCAGCACGTCGGCCGTGTTGCGGTCGACGATCTCCTGGTTCACCACAGGCGCCGGCACCGGCTCCGGCGGCGGCGGCGGCTTGGATCCGAATAGTCCACTCATGAGGTCCTCACCCGAAGATCGAGTAGTCGGTGATAGCGACGGTCGGCAGCGGCGCCTCGCGCTTCGACGCGACGACAGCCCGGCCCTCGCCGGCGCCCATCATAAGGTACTGCCCCGCCTCGCAAGGGTGCGAATAGCCGTTCTTGTCCGGCTCGTCCTTGAACCGCTCGTCGCCAGTGACCTGCACGCGCTTGTACCGGTAGGCGCCGGCCATGCCCTTGCGGGTCGTCTTGCACTGCGGGTGGACAAGCAGCCCGGGCGCGCCGTCGATCATGCGAGTCAGCGCGGCCGCGACCGCCTCGCGCCGCTTTGTGAAGTTGTTCGTGTGCGCCGGCCTGGCCTCGACGCCGTTGGCCGCCAGGATCTGGAACACGGTGCGGACCTTCTCCTCGCTGTCGCCGCCCTGGCGCTGGTCGCCGGCCGGGTCGCCCGTGATCCCGTGGATCGGAACGCCCTGGTAGTGCGTGGCCAGGTCCTGCTTCAGCAGCCCGGCAAACGCGATCACGCCGGTGTCTGTCGTCACGAGCTCGCGATGCCATCGCCACTGGCCCGTCACCATCCGCTGCGCGAACACGGCCGCAGGAGTCAGGCCGAAATCGAGCCCGACCCACAGGCCCGCCGAAGGCACGAGCTCAAAGGATCGGCAGTGCACGCTGTCGACGTACTCGGGATAGACGGGCTTGCCGTCCTGCACGAAACCGTACTCGTTCGCCAGGTTGACCTTGACCCAGTCGGTCGTCTTGCCCGAGCAGCCGTCGACGTAGTAGCCCTTCGGCAGGTTGCGCAGGTTCTCTGCGTCCGGGTTCGGAACCCAGCTGATCGTGTCGCCCTTGCCGACCTGCACCACGCCGCCCGGCTGCCGGTGAAACACCCAGCCCGCGGGCTTATCCTCCTCAGCCAGGCGGTAGTACCAGTGATCCTCGTCGGGCGCGTTGGTATCGCCGAAGATGCCGAACCAGGACGGCCCGCCATCGGCCGCCGAAGGGTAGCGGCCGACGCGCAGGTCGAGCATGTCGACGATCTGCTTGTTGAGCTCCTTGACCTCGTTGATCCAGGCCCAGGTCAACTGCGAACCGCGGATCTTGCGGACGTGCTCGGCCCGGTCCAGAGCAATGAACACGACCTCGGCCTCGACTCGCGTGCCGTCCTCGAGGTTGAACTCCATGTAGTGCGTCGGCGGCTCGAGGCCGCCCTGCACGAAACGCCCGAAACCCTCGCCGAACATGTCGAGCCAGTCCTTGGCCGTCGTGCCCATCAGGTCGGGGTAGGTGTTGCGCACCGCGTAGCCGCGGGTCTTGCGCACGCCGTCGCGGTTCGGGGCCTGGTTAATGATCGCCCTGAAGGCCTTCCAGCAGCTGCCGTTGGTCTTGCCGCTGCCCAGCGGGCCCATGATGAACTCACGCCGCGCCTTGCCCGCGATGTAGCGCTCCAGCACCGGGCCCTGCGGCCGGTATCGCATCTCGATCCGGCGCGGCTCAGGCATCGGGCTTGCCCGTGAAGTCCTTCACCGACACGACCGCGCCGGAGATCTCGACCTTGTCCGTGAACAGCTTCAGGTGCCGGCCCAAGCGCTCTAGGTTCGCGCCCTTGTCGGCCAGCTTCACCTTGCGCGTCACCACGAGCAGCTTGTCGCCGCCGCCGACCTCGTCGATCTCAACCCCAGCAATCGCGCGCCGCGTGTCCTCATCGAGCTCGTGCACCGGCTTCGGTCGGCCATGCTCGTCGTACAGCTTCGACGGGTCGAAGAACGCCAGCCGGGCGATTTCCTGAAGCACGCGCTCGGCCGTGATCTCGACCTTGGCCGCGCGCTTGTCCATGCCCGACTGGATCGCCGCCGCGACTTGAGGGTTTTTCAATAGGTCGAAACCCATCTGTCCCGCCGTGCGCTCGCTGTAGCCGGCCCTGATCGCCGCCTGCGTGGCGTTCAGGTCGACCAGGTACTCGCGGACGAACAGCTGCTGCTTCGGGGTCATAGTGGTGCGGATGCTACAGCGGTGGTGTGGTTTTCGCAACGTGGCTGGCACAGGTGGCACAGGTGGCACAGGTGAGTTTCCCATTGTGCCGGGGTTCCTTGTGTGCGCGTGTGTGTGTATACGCGTGAGACTGCTATAGCGTTTTTACTTGTGCCATCTTGTGCCACGTCAATTTATCCTTACGAATCAACAGTTTAGAAGCAATTCGATCTTGTGCCGCACCTTGTGCCGGCACAGGTTCTATCCCGTGCCAGCATCAATCCAGCGGCCCGCCTTCCAATTGGTGCTTCAGCCTGGCACCGGAATACACGTTCAATCTTGTGCCACCGGCACGGGGTTGCGCGCGCTTGATCTCGGGGAAAGCCGCGGCCAGTTGCCGTCCGAAACCGACCTTCGTGCCCGGGTGATCCCGGCCCTGCTTTTCGCACCACTTCCGCCATGCCCCGAACAGGTCGTCGCGGTCGACCTGATTGCCCTCGCCGACGATGCAGCAATCCTCAACGAACGCGCGGATCGGGCTGGTCTGCTCGACCATGTCGGCGTGGAGCTCGTCGGCCGAGGCCGGCCGGATCAGGTGGCCGCGCTGGCGCAGGCGATCCAGGCCCTGCAGCGCCCACAGCACGATGCCGGGCAGGTCGCGCAGCAGCCGCGCCGTGAGGCCGAGATCCTCGCGGCCAAGGAACGAGGTCGTGAACTGGAACATCACGAAGCGGTTCGCCAGCGCGGCCGAGGCGTCAGAGAAGGCCGGGAGCTCGTTCGATGCGAACACGAACCGGGTCGGCAGCTTGCCGGTCCAGTCGGTGATGTTCTTGCGCGGCACGCTGATGGTGTCCTCGCCGGAGACGCGCAGCAGGTTCTCGACGATCGGCTGCTGGTCGGCCCGGCCCGACAGGCGCGCGTCGGAGATCATGGCCAGGCGCTTGCCGATGAGCGGCTGCAGGCCGAACTGCATGCCCAGGCTCGACAGGCTGGGGCTCACCCGGTTGGCGTAGCCGACCAGGCTCTCGAGCACGCGCAGGATCGTGCCCTTGCCGGAGCGCGGCGGCCCGATCAGCATGAAGGCCTTCTGCTGGCTCGTGTCGTCGGTCAGCAGGTAGCCGAACATCTCGCCGAGCACCTGGATGCTCTCGGGGTCCTCGGGCCACAAGCCCTGCAGGAAGGCCAGCCACTCAGCAGGCTGCTCGGCGATCGGGTCGTAGTCGAACTCGAGCGCCGAGGTGCAGAACAGGCGGTCAGTCGACGCCAGCAGGCGCCGCGTCGGCCAGTGCAGGAAGCCGTTGCGGAACGCGATGATCTCTGTCGCCGACGGGTCGCCTGGCCGCTCCTCGATCCAGCACTGCGGTTCGGGCAGGTCTGCGTAGCACACGGCGCGCAAGGCGTGCACGATGTTGCCGATCGCGTCGGCGGTCGGGTCGAAGGCCACGACCTCGTGGCTGCCGTCTCTGTTCATGCGCCAGGTGTCGCACCCCGCCGACCAGTGATAGAGGCGCTGCTCGATCCAGACCCTGTCGCGCACGACGTAGCGGTCGCCGGCCCAGCTGTAGAACTCGCCTCGCCAGAACAGGATGCGGCCGCCCTCGGGCAGCGTGTCGTGGAACAGCTGCGCCGACTGCATGGGCTTGCCCTTGAAGATCAGCGGCCGCTCGCCGCAGCCTGGTGGCGCATGACGCTCGTCGGTAACGTCGGAGCCCGCCGCCGGCTCAGGTGTGTCAGCACCCTGCGGCGCCGGCGGCGGCTCGTCGACGGCAGCGGGCCCGTCCCGAGGAGTTTGTGGGCTACCCGTCCCGCTGCTGCCGGGGTTGTTCGGGCCACCTGGACCCCCGACACTCACCGGCTTGTCGGACCCCTCAGAGCGGGGCGGCTCGATCGGCTGCGGATCGTCGAAGCACGCGCGCACCGCGTCGAGCCCCTCGTCCTGGTGCAGGTCGTTGAAATCGGTCCCGCGGCCGCGCTCGCCCGCCCACAGCGGCAGCGCCACCGGCAGGCCTGTCGCGGCAGCAGCGCTGCGCCCGGGGTTGCCCGCCGTGAACGCGTCGTCGTCGGCGCCGATGCAGACCTGCGCCTCGGGCAGGGCGGCGCGGATCTTCGCGGCCACCGCGCCGATGTTGCCGGCCGAGAAAGCCACGACCACGCACCATCCCGTGGCCTGGTGGATCGACACGCCGGTCGCGTAGCCCTCGCAGATCACGACCTGCCCGCAACGGGTGGGCTTGCCAAGCACCGTGTACGCGCCGCCGGCCGGCGTGCCGGTCAAGAACTTGCGCGACCCGTCCGGCTGGATGACCTGCAGGCCGACCAGCGCGCCCGGGCCGTGCCGCATGGGCACCAGCAGCTGGTCGCGCAGCAGGCGCGCGCCGATGCCCGGGATCCGCTTGCGCTGCAGGTAGTCGTGGTGTTCCTCGTCAGCGTCGCGGCCGGCGGCCCACATGCTGGCAGCCTTCGTGGCGGCGCGCTCCGCGGCGGCCTGGCGCTCGCGCTCGCGCTCGGCCTCGAGGTTGCGCATGCGCTCGGCCCAGGCGCGCCGCTCCTCGGCGGTGAACTCGCGCTGCTGCTCGGCCTTCCATGTTACGTCGATGCCGCTGCGGTTGCAGCCGAAACGACCCGCCGGCCGCTCGTCGTCGTGGAAGATCAGCCAGCCGGCGTCGTCAGAGCGCTTCCCGTTCGTGCTGAACCGGAACAGCTTGCCGGCGGGGAAATCATCGGGCGGCGTCAGGCCGGCTGCGGCCATCGCCGCACGGAACTGCTCGCGGGCGCTCATTCGGAATCGCTAAGAGAAGCGACGTACCGATCGCGCGATTCGATCAGCGCGGCCAGCGCGACAACATCGGCGGCCGTGAAGTCGCGCACCTTCAGTTCCAACAGCATGCGCTTGGCCACGTCGACGAAGTCGAACACCGCAAGCGAAGCCTGCGCCGTGGCCCGCAAATGATGCGAGCGCAGCACGTCGAGCTTGGCCTGAAAAGGCCGCGAAGATGGGGAAAGGTCTTCGGACATACGAACAAACGAACGAGTGAAGGAGTGATTCGATCCTACAGCCGATGATGCGAGTTTCGCAACACGTGGCCCGCAAGCAACGACCGCGCCTCGTCCACGCTGCGCACGATGCCGGTGATCGCGCCGCGGTTCTGCATCGCGAGCAGGAAACGCCGCTGGTCCAAGGTCGCGCGCCCGGTCGCGGTCTTGACCTCAAGGAAGAACGCGCGCGCGTCATCGCGCCGGAACCCGAACAGGTCCGAGAACCCGACCGGCAGCCCGGTGCGCGCGGGCCGGCCGTCCTTGGTGAAAAACAGGCCCACGTTCGCCCGAAACACGGCATGCCCATCGGCCGACAGCGCGATCATGATCTCGCGCATCAGGCCGGCCTCGGTCATGCCGGCGCACCATCCAGCCAGGCGCCGAGCACGAACAGCCCGAACACCGCCAGCACCATCAGAACGGACGCCAGCGCCTGGTTCTCGTCGACCCAGCGCGCCACGCGCGGGAACGGCCCGGCCTCGTACGCGCGCTCGACGATGGGGATGTCGAGCGTCGGCATGCGCAGGTCGCAGTCGCAGTCGCGCCGGCCCTGGTCGCAGTTGCCCGTGCACCCGTTCGATCGGCAGCGGATCACGACTCCGCTCCAGCCAGCTTGCCGCGGATGCAGACGCCGAGGTTCGCGGCGAGCTCCTGCGCCTGCGCCAGCGTCATGCACACGCTGAAGTTCGCGCCGCCCTTGACGGCAGTCAGCCACACCTCGTCGCTACTGTCCTGACCGTCGAACGTGTAAGTGCCCACCTGGTCGGCGCCCCAGTCGGGCCTGATCGAGAGTCTCTGATAGTCCACGGTTGCTCCTTGGTGATCCGGTCAAAGCGCCGGCCGAGGCCCCGCACGCGGGGCTACGGTCGAGGCTCAGGCGCCGCGCAGGCAAAGGTCGACGTTGCCCGGCCAGGTCGAAAACGACTACCTCGCGATCCGCACCTTCAAGAACGGCAACGGCCACGTGATGTTCAAGCGGCCGGATCTCGTCGACGCCATGAACCGCATCATCGCCAAGCACTACCCGGGCGCGCTGCCGGCCCCGAAGTAGCTCAGCCGGCCGCCTGACGATCCGCCGCCCACACCGCACGCACCAGGCCGGCCATGTGGTCGGCCTTTTCCTTTCCGTGGATCTGCTCGAGGCCCTTCTCGATGACGCGGCCCTTGTCGACCACACCGAACAGCCACGCCCGGCGCCGCTCCTTCGGCATCTTCAGGATCTCGCGCGCGAGACACTCGTCCTTCCAGTCCGGGCAGTAGGTGCACACCGTGCGGCCGTCGAACAGCTGCACGACAGGCCCGTCCTCGCACCGCTGGCAGCCGAGGCAGCCGGAGCTCACGCCGGGCCCCACATCATCCACCCGGCCCACAGGCCGACGCACATCCACACGATGCCCTGCGCCGTCAGCACCAGCGCCAGGCCAGCGCCCGCGCCGTCGTCGTCGTCGTTCATGCCTGCCTCCTCTGATTGCGCCGCTGGGTGATGGCATCGGCCCATCGGCAATTTGCGGGTTCGTAGTTCCCATTCACGTCGATGCGATCCAGGCTATGGCCGGCCGGTTTGCGGCCCAAGTCGGCAAGAAAGTTCTCGTAGCGGTCCCATCTGGAACAGACTTTGATCCCGCGGCCGCCGTAGTGTTTGAAATGCTTGTTCTTGGGGTCGTTGCAGCGCTGGCGCATTAGCCGCCAACTGTTGTACTCAGTGGTCCTTTTGGCATGAGGCGACTCGCCGTGCTTTGAGTGCTTTGCAAAGTCTCGTTCGCACGGGCACGTTTGCCTTCGGATCGCCCCAGCAGAGAACCGACTGCGGAAGATGGCGCCATGCACGCATCGAAGGACCATCTCGCGCCCGTCGCGCTGCAACACGGTGTGACCGTCGACGTTGGCCCCGGGGTAAACGCCGTGACAGCCGCAACTTTTTGATCGCCCGGCCTTGAGAGTCTTCCTCGCGATCAGGCGCGAAGTTCCGCACACACATCGGCACAGCAACCGGTAGCCGTCCGCGCGCGGCGTTGGCGCCAAGTCAAGTGCCGTCCAAAATCCAAAGATTAGAATCTCATTCATAAGGCCGATTGTAACCGCAACATCTTCTCGTTCCTGGCCCTGATTACTGCTTTGGCCCACAGTTCCGGCCGCTTGTGGCCACGCCTGCGGCCCAGCGCGATGAGGTCCTCGAGCGTCTGCGCGCGGCCCTGCTCCTGGCGCGGCGTGACCGGCTCGGGCGCCGTGCCCGTGACTTCGCGGAGCTCGCCGTCGACCTGCGCCACCACCCGGCCGGCGCCTGGCGCGAACACGTGGCCGCAGTGGCAGGCGGTCGCCGCCGCGTGCACGGTCGAGAAGCAGCGCGGGCAGGTCTTCGTCGGCACCTCGCTGGCCACGCGGCCGGATCCCTTGTCGGCACCCTCCAGCGTCCACAGCCGCGCCGCGGTCGGGTCGCCGTGCCGGGCCCGGTTGCCGACGCAGTCCAGGTACACCAGATCCTGCTTGCCCTGGTGCGTGCGCAGCCCGCGGCCAAGGCCTTGCAGGTAGCGCACCAGGCTGTCAGTCGGCGCCAGGTCGATCACGCACGCGATCGCCGGAGCGTCGACGCCAGCCACCCACAGCTTGCAGTTCGTGACCACGTCCAGCTGGCCCGACTGGATCCCGGCCAGCGCCTGGTCGCGCAGCACCGGGTCGCTGTCGCCGCTGATGGCCAGCGTGCGCAGGCCGGCGGCTCGGAACGCCTCGGCCATCTCGTCGGCGTGCTTGTTCGACGTGCAGAACGCCACCGCCGGCCGGCCGCGCGCGTGCGCCAAGTAGTGCGCCACGGGGTCGCCGACGATCGCCGGCTTGCCGTCCGCGCCGCGCTCCGGCTCGAAGTAGCGGATCGGCGCCAGCAGGCCCTCGTCGATCAGGTCCGCGGTGCTGCAGGTCGGCACCAGCACGTCGGCCACCTCGCCCATGCCGCGGCCGTCCAAGCGCTGGGGCGTGGCGGTCAAGTGCAGCAGGTACGCGCCGCCCGGGCGCCAGTGCTTCGGGCCAGCGCCGGCCCACTGGAAAACGGTCTGGTAGGTGTTCGCGACGGCCAGATGCGCCTCGTCGACGATGATGAAGTCCGGCGGCTGGTAGCGGTTCAGGCGCCGCGCCAGCGTGAACACGCTCACGATCTGCACCGGCCGCTTGCGGTCGCCGGCGCGGCCGGCCGCGATCCACCCGTAGGGGATGCCCTCGGCCTGCAGCTTGCGCTCCGTGGCGCCGAGGATCTCGTCGAGGTGGGCCAGGAACCAGACGCGCTTCCCGCGGGCGATCGCCATGCGGATGATCACCGAGGCCGTCGCGGTCTTGCCGCCGCCGGTGGGCATCACCAAGATCGGCGCCTTAAACCCGGCCCGGTAGGCGGCCTGGATGTCGTCGACGGCCTTCTGCTGGCGGGGGCGGAGGATCACAGCGCGGCCTCGTCGAGCAGCGGCAGCTGGCGCGGATCGGACCTCGGCCCGCGCGACCGGCCTGCGTCGCGTCGTCGCGCGCGAGGCTTGACCGCCAGCATCGGCCGTCCACACCGCGGCCCGTAAGAGCGGCCGGCCACCGTGAGCCAGGCGCCGCGCATCGGCTTGCCGTAGGCCGAGCAGCGCATCACGCCGCCTCCCTGATTGCCGCGATCACGTCGGCCGCCACCACCGGAGCCACGGCGTTGCCGATCAGGTGCCAGGCTGTCGCCTCGCTGGCCGGCAGCCTGTAGGCGTCAGGGAACCCCATCAGGGCCCGGCCCTCGGCGGCCTGCACCATGCGCATGCGGTCGCCGTTGATCACGGCCCAGCGGGCGCGCGTCGTCAGCGTGCCGATGGGGCGCTGCAGGCTGCGGCCGGTCTCGCCGCTCCCGCTGCCGTAGTAGGGTGCCAGGAACTGCGCGCCGTACTGCTGGCGGCCAGCAGCCACGCGCGCCAGCGTTGCCGCGCTGCGGCCAGGCTTGTTAATCGGCGACCACTTGCCGGCGGTCATGTCGATGCAGTCGGCCGCCGGTCGGTGCTGGCGACGTGGCGGCCGCAGTTCGATCGGATGGCGGCTGCGCGTGGCCACTACAAACAGCCTGCGCCGGTGCTGCGGCACTCCGTGGTCGGCCGCGTCCAGCACCAGCGGCTGCAGCGCGTATCCCAGCGCAGTCAGGGCGGCGGTCCACGCCGGCCACAGAACCCAGCGCGAGAACTCGGGCACGTTCTCGACCAGCACAACGGCCGGCCGGTGCACCTCGGCGCAGGTCACGACGGCCCAGGCGGTGGCGCGCTGCGCGTCGTGGTGCGGCTTCTCGGTGCCGCGGGCGTTGCTGTGCCCCTGGCAGGCCGGCGAGGCCAGCAGCAGGTCGTGCGCAGGCGCCTGGCGGAAGTCGGCTTGCTGCAGGTCCTGGCAACTGTGCTCGGTCTCGGGGTGGTTGGCCGCGTGCCACTGCACCGCGGTCGGCCAGTGGTCGGCCGCCCACAGCACACGGCAGCCGGCCAGCGCCGCCCCAGTGCTGAATCCGCCGGCGCCGGCGAACAGGTCGATTGCCTTCACGCCACCACCCCCGCCCGCGCCAGCCACCCCTCGACGCTGTCGACCTCCATGCCCAGCCCGTTGGCGATGCGCGTCTCCAGCCAGGCACCCCGCGACTCCTTCCAGCCCGGCAGCGTGGCCACGGCATCGCAGTCCACCAGCGCCTTGATGTCCGCCCGCATGCAGGCCTTCCACTCGGCTTTGGGGTCAGGGTTCAGGTCGACCGGGTTCACGACCGCGTAGCCGGCGCGGCGCAAGGCCTCGGCGGCGGCGATGAAGGCGGGAAAGTTCAGGTCCTTGATGCCCGACATCGGGCCGGAGACGTACAGCAGTTTCACGCCGCCACACCCCCCGCCCGGCCCGTTGACTCCACGGCACCAGCGCTACACGTACTGCCAAGGACAAGATCGGCAGGCGTCAGGTCGACGCCCTTCTCGCGCGCAAGCTCAAGAAGCCGCACCTGGACGGCAGACGGCACCCGGCCGTCCAGCCCGCCCCGCTCGGCCGGCTGTTTCCAACGGTGGATCGTCGACGGGTCCTTGCCCAAGAGCCGCGCCAGCGGCCGGACGCCACCAAAGCGGGAGATCACGATGTCTGCAGGGGTCATAGGTCGGTGCGAGGTTCGCATCGTCGGTGAGGATTCCGCAATTATGCGGGAATCTCAACGCGCTTGCAAATTGATCACCGGCACGGTAACAAACGGACGAAACCGGGAGTTACCCGCATGGATACGAAATGGTTCCGCGACCGCCTGGCCGACCGCGGTCTGTCGCAGCGCGCGCTGGCCCGCCAGATGGCCCTGGACGCCGCCGCCGTCAGCCTCATGCTGCGGGGCAAGCGCGAGATGAAGCTCACTGAAGCAGCAGAGATCGCGCGCCTGCTCGGCGTGCCCGCCGACGAGGTGATGCAGGCCGCCGGCGTCCGAATCGACAGCGGCGGCCAGGCCGTGCCGATCGTGGGCTACGTCGACGGGGCAGGGGAGTTCCACTGGGAGCAGCGCTCCAGCGCCAGCGTCGCGCACCCGGGCGGCGGCCTGCCGGCAGAGATCGCCGCGGTCGAGTGCCGCACAGCCGGCGGCCCGCTGGCGCACATGCACGGCTGGCTGCTGTTTGGCCAAGCCAGCGCGCCGCGCGGGATCCAGGCCGAGGCGGTCGGCCGCCTGTCCTGGTGCCGGCTGCGCAACGGGGTGATCTACATCGCAGCGCCGCACCGGTCCTACGTCCGCGGCCGGTGGGACCTGGTCGGGCCGGCGGCCACCGCGACCGGTGTCGAACTGGAGTGGGCCGTTCCTGTTCTGATGATCCTGCCTTAGCCCGTTGCGTGGCAGCAACGCGGGTTTTCCCCGTGCTGTAGGTGTTGCGGTTTTATAAACACTGCTGCAGAATTCTCCTCGTTCGCCGGGTGGCCGGCGGCTTACCAGGAGACGGCGTTGCCCGCCATGATCATCACCCCACGCGACCAGGACCACTGGTTGCAGTTGCGCACGCAGGACGTGACCAGCACCGAGTCGGCGGCCTTGTTCGGCATGTCGCCCTACGTGACCCACTTCGACCTGTGGCACCGCAAGCGCTCCGGCCAGGTGCCGGAGTTCAAGACCAACGAGCGCATGCGCTGGGGCATCCGCCTCGAGGCCGCGATCGCGCACGGCATCGCCGAGGAGAAGGGCTGGAAGATCGCCCCGATGAAGGACTACTGGCGCGACGCCGACCTGCGCATGGGTTCGTCGTTCGACTTCGCGATCATCGGCGACGAGCCGGCGCACTTGGAGATCAAGAACGTCGACTATCTGGCCTTCCGCGACGGCTGGCTCGAGCAAGACGACGGCAGCATCGAGGCGCCCGAGCACATCGAAATGCAGGTCCAGCACCAGATGGGCGTGAGCGGGTTCAAGCGCACGTTCATCGGCGCCTTTGTCGGCGGCAACCGCTTCGAGATCATCGAGCGGCAGCGCGACGAGGAGGTGATCCGCGCCATCCGCGCCAAGATCGCCGAGTTCTGGCGCACCGTCGAGGCCGGCGAGGAGCCCGACCCGGTGATGCCGCAGGACGCAGCCGCGCTGATCCGCCTGAACTCCTACGCCGATCCGGGCAAGATCCTCGACGCCTCGGGTGATGCGAAGATCGCATCGTTGGTGAACGACTATCGCACGTCCTGCGCGCTGCGCGACGAATACGACGAGGAAGCCAAGGTCGCCAAGGCCCAACTGTTCGAGGCCATCGGCGACGCCGAGAAGGTCCTGCTGCCCGGGTTCTCGATCAGCGCCGGCATGGTCGCCGACAACCCCGGGACCCTGATCACCGCCGACATGGTCGGCACCTGCACCGGGGCCCGCAATGGCTACCGCAACCTGCGCATCACCGCAAAGAAAGCCAAAGCATGAGCACCGCACTCGTAGAAGTCCGCACCGCCGTCGAGAAGATGGCGCCCCAGTTCAAGGCCGCGCTGCCCGCGCACATTCCGGTCGAGCGCTTCGTCCGCACCACGCTCACCGCCGTGCAGACCAACCCGGACCTGATGGAAGCCGACCGCCGCACGCTGTTCGCAGCCGCCACGCGCGCCGCGCAGATGGGCCTGCTGCCGGACGGGCGAGAGGGCGCGATCGTGACCTTCGGCGGCAAGTGCAGCTTCATGCCGATGCTCGGCGGGATTCTGAAGCTGGTCCGCAACAGCGGCGAACTTGCCAGCATCGACGCGCAGATCGTCTACAAGGCCGACAAGTTCACCTACAGGCCCGGCATCGACTTGGTGCCACAGCACGAGCCGGACTGGTTCGGCGATCGTGGCGAGGTCGTCGGGGTGTACGCGGTCGCGAAGATGAAAGACGGCGCCGCATACGTCGAGATCCTGAGCAAGAAGCAGGTCGAGCAGGTGCGCGCGGTCAGCCGCTCGAGGAACGCCGGCCCTTGGTCAACCTGGTGGGACGAGATGGCCCGCAAGACCGCGATCCGCCGCCTGGCCAAGCGCCTGCCACTGAGCACCGACCTCGACGGCGTGGTGCACGAGGACGACGAACTGTTCATGCCGCCGGAGCAGCCCGCCGCGCCCGCCCAGCCGCCCGCGGATCCGCCGCCGGCCGACACGCCCCGCCGCCCGTCGCGCCTGGCCAAAGTCGCCGAGCAGGCGCCGCCCCCCGCGCCGGCCGACGACGATGGCGTGATCGACATGCCGCCCGGCCCGCCCGCCACCGACGACGACAGCCCGATCTGACCATGAGCACCGACCTCCTCACCCCCAAGGAGGCGGCAGCCCTGCTGCGCGTCTCCACAGATACCCTCGAAGCCTGGCGCGCCAAGCGTCAGGGCCCGCCATGGACCAAGCTCGGCGAAGGCATTCGCTCGCCCGTGCGCTACCGCCGGGCCGACATCGACCGGTTTCTGTCGGTCGGACAGCAGCAGCCGACCGCGAAAGGCAAGCCATGACGCGCAACGAACTCGTGGCCCTGGCTCGCAAGAGCGGCGCGTTCACGGTCACCGAGCCGGAGGTCGGCATTCAGAACCGGCGCCGCGAGGTTTTTGAGTTCAGCATTCAGGCTCTGGAGCGCTTCGCCAAAGCCCTGGCCGCCAGCGAAACGCTGGCAGAAAGGCCGGGCTACGTCTGCGCATCGCCGCTGCTGTATCAGCACACACCACAGCAGCCCGATGGGGGTGTCCTGTGAAGCCGGTCGACAAGCTCCTGGCCGGCTGGTCCAGGTCGATCCTGTCGCTGGCGCTGGTGGTCGCTTGCTGGGCCGTGGCGACGCTGCTGGCGGGGTGGTGGTGATGAGGATGCGCGGGCACGCCATCACCTTGCGCGACCGGCTGGTGGCCTACTTCGCAGCCAACCCCGACGACGAGCTGACAATCAGCGACGTGTTGGTGAAGTTCGACGTTCCCATCCAGACCGCCCGTGGGTCGATCTTCAGTCTCCGCAAGGTCGGGCTGCTGGACGCCGTCCGCACCTCGGGGCTGCGCGGCGGGCCGCTGACGTACCGCATCGGGCCGGAACTGGCGCGGATGATCGGCCGGTTTGACGCCAGGTTAACCGCGCCCGACACGGCGCACAGGAGCAACGATGAACGAACAGAAGCAGCCCGCCGTGGCGGGTCCGGTTGAACCGACAGTTAGGCATCAGGGCGCGGTGCGCGCGACATGGAGCCTTGAGCTTACCTGCCACTGTCCAGCCTGCGGCAAATACGTGGACCTGCTGCGCTACCCCGACTTTTGGGACGGCAGGCAGAGCATGCAGGCATGCGAACACGGCACGCCGCGCACGACTGGCATGGAGGTTCAGTGCCCGAACTGCGATGCCGAGTTTGAGGTGGACTGCGAATACTGATGCCTAACGATTGAGGAAAGCTGCCGCGCTTGTGCGTGGCCAGAGCGCTGCACCGCCACCCGCGGTCAGCTTGTGCGAAGTGTTAGAGCGCTGGTGCCAAAGCGTGACCATGTTTGCGTGTTACAAAATAGTTGTTGACGCTGGCGGTTACTGCGCTACAGTAACACCCATCGCGACACAGCAGCCCGGAGCCAAACATGATGACCACCGCAGAAACCAAGACCCTGAAGTACGGCGATGTTGTGCGCTACGGCGCCGCCCAGCGCGCCATCGTGCAGCGCGTGACCCGCAACGGCGTGTGGGTGAGCTACGACGGCCTCGGCCCGAAGCGCGGCCAGTACGTCACGGAGCGCGTGAGCGCCGCCTACCTGGAGCGCGTGAAGTGACCAAGACGCAGCGCCTCATGCGCTGCGAGTGGCGCCGCTACTCGCGCGCATGCCCGCCAGGCAGCGGGTATTGCGAAGACCAGGGCGTGAACATTGAGCAGTGGACCGAATGGCGTTTGCGGGGGCTGCTGCTGTGGCGCCGCCGAGAGGTTGTGCGCGAGCTGATGCCTCACGAGTGGATCAGCAGCGCAACGCTCGGGAGCGAACGATGACCGACAAGAACAAAGGCGGACGCCCGCCAGCACCGCCCGGCCTGCGCCGGGTAAACGTGCCGCTGCGCTTACCCGAGTGGCTGGTGCAGTGGATAGCCGAGCAGCCCGAGACGCCCGCGGAGTTGATCGAAGCCGCACTGCTGAAGGCGCACAAACTGCGCCCGCCGCGTGCGCCCTAACGAAAAGCTAAGCCGCCCCGAAGGGGTCGGCTTGAGCGGCAGTTAGGCATCAACCGATAGGAGCAACGATGGACGAAGAACTAGATGCCGCGCTGATGCGCGCAGGCCACCAGATTGAGCAGCTACAGCGCGAAAACCGGGTGTTGCGCGCCGAGCGGGACCAAGCACGCGTCCGCGTTGAAAGCGCTGTGAATCTGCTGACCGCCATTCATTCGTGCATGTACCCGTCTGCCGTGAAGATGGAAGACGGGCGCCTGATGGTCTTCAGGCCGGAGAACCCGCACGAGTACCTGCAGGCCCTGAGCGACCGCATTCGCGCATTGCCCGATGAGATGGTGGCGCGCGGTGTTGTTGATGCCTAACGTTCGAGCTAAGCCGGCACTGCCGGCACAGGAGTTGAAATGACCACAGAAAGTACGCCGGCAGTGCTCGGCTTGAGCGAGGGGTTAGGCCACGACGCCACAAAAGGCGCTGCGCCGCTTTGGTTTGATGACGGCGGCCGTGCATGGTGGGGCGCCGACGAATTGACCGGCGACCACATCGCTGCGTGGGTAGATGCCAAGGTGAAGGCGGAGAGAACCCGTATTGCTGAGTCCATGCGGGGCTTGGTGCGCCTGCTGCACTTGCCAGACATGCCGCAGTACCCAGGCGACGAGCGGCCCACCGAGAAGCGCATGTTGCTTGCACTGGCCGACGCCACGGTGGCGGATTCGTGGCCTAACGTTCGAGCTAAGCTGCCGGACACGGCCGCGAGGAGCAACGATGACAACGAACAGTGATGCCGTGGCCG